CTTTATATTTTCTCCGGGGGGAATTTTTAGAAATGGGTTTTTATTTTTAAACCCTTGAATAGGTAGTTAAAAACACTTAGAGCGACTTATAAGATATGCTCTACTGCTAAGTGTAATTATATCTCCTAATTCTTTCGCTAAGTAAATAGTTAAATCATAGACCAACCATATTTACCCCCTAAAAACCAATTGTAAATAATATAAATGTTCAACATAATCGCATACTAAATCTTTCATTAAAATTTCTATTAATGTTTTGTGTTCAAAAATAATAATAAAAGTAATTAAAAAGTATCTTATAAGTCACTCTAAGTGTTTTTAATGTTCTTATAACTTATTTTTAATTAATGAAAAGGAGTATAAAACTATGGCTAAAGTAAAAAGCAATACGTCTAAAAAAGAAATTAGACCAGCTTTAACTCCCGAATCAAGAGAAAATCAGCTAATATATTTAGCAACAGAATTAGCCGAACAACAATTACGTGATGGAACAGCATCGTCTCAAGTAATAACACATTATTTAAAGCTTGGTTCCACAAAAGAAAAGTTAGAAAAAGAAATTTTAGAAAAACAGAAAGATTTATTAGTTGCAAAAACTGAAGCATTAGAATCTTCAAAGAAAATTGAAGAATTATATGTTGAAGCTATATCAGCAATGAAGCGATATAATGGAAGTGATGAATATGAGGATGAAGAGCAATAAATTAAAAACATATTCTGAACTTTCCAAGATTGAATCTTTTGAAGATAGGTTTAATTATTTAAAATTGGGTGGTATTGTTGGAGAGTCTACATTTGGTTTTGATAGATATATAAATCAAATGTTTTACAAATCAGAAGAATGGCGTAGAGTTAGAAATTATGTAATATTACGTGATAATGGCTGCGATTTAGGAGTTAAAGGTAGAGAAATATTAGGTGAAAAAATATTGGTACATCATATGAATCCAATAAGTAAAGAAGATATTGAGAATAGTACTGAATTTTTGTTAAATCCAGAATATTTAATATCTATAAGAAAGAATACACATGATGCTATACATTATGGTAATGAATTAACAATTAAAAATAGATACGTTGAAAGAAAACCTAATGATATGGTTCCATGGAAATGTTAAGGAGGAATAATATATGGCAAATAAAAAGAAAAATAATGTGATTGAAGAAATTGTAGAAGAAAAAACAATAAATGAAAATACTGAAGAAGTTATAGATGATGAAATAGTTGACGAAAATACTGAAGAAGTTATAGATGATGAAATAGTTGATGAAAATACTGAAGAAGTTATAGAAACAGAAACCGAAATACCAAATAAAAATGATTCAGAAGATTTTGGAGAAGAAGAACCAGAAATTATAAAAGGAATCGTTATATGCGATGCATTAAATGTTAGATTATGTCCAGATATAACTTCAAAGATAATTGGTGTTTTATATAAAGGAGAAAATATCAACATTGTAGATTTAGAATCTTCAAATCCAGAATTTTGCACTATTGAATATGGTGATTCAATTGCATATTGTATGAAAAAATTTATTAGTATTCCTAATTAATATAGAGGTTTAATTATGGATACTGTTGAAGAAGTAAACAATAATGAAACAAACACTCAATCAAATGATCAAATAGATAACATATTAATAGATATAAAAAAACTTATTGGATTATTAGAAGAAGACGATTCATTTGATGTGGATGTTTTAATAAACATTAATAATGCAATTGATACATTATGGGAACTAGGAGTAATAAATAAACCATATAATAGAGTTCAAAATGATACAACATGGACACAAATATTTGGTAATGAATGTTCTCAGTTAGATATGATAAAAACATATATATATTTAAAAACTAAATTAATATTTGATCCACCATTAAATGCTTCTTTACTAGAATCTTTAAGAGAAAATATTAGAGAAACAGAATATAGATTAAATATTAGTTATGATCCAGAAAAATTATAGGAGGTGTTTTATGAAAAGTGAAACTTTACAACACCATGGAATAATGGGTATGAAATGGGGAGTTAGAAGATATCAAAATCCAGATGGAAGTTTAACACCTGCTGGAAAAAGAAGAGTGGATAAATTAAAAAAAGATTATGAAACAATTACTGGAAGAAAATTAAAAGATAATAGACCAAAAAATTGGAAAGATCTAGCAAAAGCTAAACCAAGAAGTTTAAACGATCATGATTTGGGCAGACAAATAAATAGATTAACAAATGAAAAAAATGCCTTAGATTTACAAAGACAGATAAATAATGAAACAAGATCTGTTGGGTCAAAATTTGTTAGTAATGTAAATAATGGAATATTAAAACCGGCATTTATTAACGCTGGTAAAAATGCTTTGACTGGTTTTCTTGAGAAAAAATTTAAGACAGCTTTAGGAATGACAAAAAAAGATGTTGATAATGTTAAAAAAGCAACAAAAGAAACTGCGAAAACAGTTGATAAAGAAGTTACAAAACCAATGGTAAAAGAAATAAGAAAACAAGAAACAAAAATAGCAGATAAATCCATTAACGATGAAACAATTATAAAATTTAGAAAAGATGGTCAAGGATATTTTGATTTTAATCTATAAAAGGATGATATAGTATGGGATTATCGAATACAGCAGTACCAAAATATTATTATAATTTTAGAAGTGCTGTAATGAGGGGAGAAATACCAGTATGTGAGACAATATCTATGGAAATGAATAGAATTGATAGTCTTATAAAAAATCCTGGTATATATTATGATGACAAAGCAGTAGAAGGATTTATAAAGTATTGTGAATCTGAATTAACACTTACCGATGGTGAAGATTTAACATTATTAGATACTTTTAAATTATGGGCAGAACAAGTTTTTGGTTGGTATTATTTTGTCGAAAGAAGTGTTTATATACCATCTAAAGATGGACATGGTGGTCATTACACTAATAGGAGAATAAAAAAAAGATTAATTAATAAGCAATATTTAATAGTATCAAGAGGTGCTGCTAAATCTATGTATTTATCAAACATTCAAGGATATTATTTAAATGTTGATTCTTCAACTACCCATCAAGTTCATACAGCACCAACAATGAAACAAGCTGAAGAAGTATTATCACCTTTAAGAACAGCTATAACACGTTCTAGAGGTCCGTTATTTAAATTCTTAACAGAAGGATCTATTAATAATACAACAGGATCAAAAATAAATCGTGTAAAATTAGCATCTACTAAAAAAGGTATTGAAAATTTTTTAACAGGTTCATTGTTAGAAATAAGACCTATGTCAATAGATAAATTACAAGGATTAAATAGTAGAATTAATACTGTTGATGAATGGTTATCTGGAGATATTAGAGAAGATGTAATAGGCGCTTTAGAACAAGGAGCATCTAAAAATGAGGATTATTTAATAATAGCTGTTAGTTCCGAAGGTACAGTTCGTAATGGACCAGGAGATACAATCAAAATGGAATTAATGGATATATTAAAAGGTGAATATATAAATCCTCATGTATCTATATGGTGGTATAGATTGGATGATATTAATGAAGTTAATAATCCTGATATGTGGATAAAAGCGAATCCGAATTTAGGAAAAACTGTTAGTTATGAAACATATCAATTAGATGTTGAAAGAGCAGAAAAAGCACCTGCATCTAGAAATGACATTTTAGCTAAAAGATTTGGTATACCTATGGAAGGTTATACATATTTCTTTACGTATGAGGAAACTTTACCTCATAGAAAAAGGGATTTCTGGCAAATGCCATGTGCACTTGGAGTCGATTTATCTCAAGGTGACGATTTTTGTGCATTTACATTTTTATTTCCATTACAAAATAGTTTATTTGGAGTAAAGACCAGAAATTATATAACCGAAAGAACATTAATGCGTTTACCTCAAGCCATGAGAATGAAATATGACGAATTTATAAAAGAAGGAAGTTTAATAGTCATGGACGGGACTGTATTAGATATGATGCTTGTTTATGAAGATTTAGATAACCATATAAATGAAAGAGGATATGATGTTAGATGTCTTGGGTATGACCCTTATAATGCTAAAGAATTCATAGAAAGATGGGAAAGAGAAAATGGACCATTTGGTATAGAAAAAGTTATACAAGGAGCTAAAACTGAATCAGTACCATTAGGCGAAATTAAAAAAATGGCAGAAGATAGAGTTTTATTATTTGATGAAATGCTTATGTGTTTCACAATGGGTAATTGTATAACATTACAAGATACAAATGGAAATAGAAAATTATATAAAAAACGATATGAACAAAAGATAGATGCTGTTGCAGCATTAATGGATGCTTATGTTTCATATAAAGTTAATCGAGATTTATTTGAATAGGTGGTGATATAAATGGATAACAATAGTCTTGGTAAAAGAATAAAGAATGCATGGAACGCGTTTTTTAATAATAAACAAACTACTAATGAATATTCATATATTAATAGCTCCTATTCCAGGCCAGATAGAGTTATAATGAGTAGAGGTAATGATAGATCTATAGTAACATCAATTATAAATAAAATTTCATTAGATGTATCTGCTATAGATATACGACATTGTAAGATGGATAATAATGATAGATTCGAAGAAATAATAGATTCATCATTGAATGAATGTTTTTCTGTAGAAGCTAATCTAGATCAAACTGGCAGAGCAATGTTTCAAGATGCTGTAATGTCGATGTTAAATGGTGGTGTTGTTGCTTTAGTTCCAGTAGATACTACCAAAGACCCTAATGAAACCAGTTCATATGATATATTAACAATAAGAACTGGTCAAATTATAACTTGGTATCCTGATAAAGTTAAAATAAGAGTGTATAATGAAAAAATTGGTAAAAAACAAGATATAATAATGATGAAAAAAGATGTATCTATTATTGAAAATCCATTATATGCTGTAATGAATGAACCAAACTCTACATTACAACGTTTGACTAAAAAATTAGCATTATTGGATATGGTAGATGAACGTAATAGTTCTGGAAAATTGGATTTAATAATTCAATTACCTTATATCACAAAATCTGAATTAAGAAAGAAACAAGCTAATGATAGAAGATTGGAAATTGAAAGACAATTAACAGGATCAAAATATGGTATAGCATATATTGATGGTACAGAAAAAATTACTCAATTAAACAGACCAGTTGAAAATAATCTTATGAAACAAATTGAATATTTAACGAGTATGCTTTATAGCCAGTTAGGTATTTCGCAGGCCGTTTTAGAAGGTACAGCTGATGAAAAAGAAATGAATAATTATTATACTCGTACTATCGAACCAATAATTTCAGCTATTGTTGATGAAATGAATAGAAAATTTCTTACAAAAACAGCAAGATCTCAACATCAAAAAATATTGTATTTTAGAGATCCATTTAAGTTAGTTCCAGCATCACAAATTGCTGAAATGGCTGATAAATTTACAAGAAATGAAATACTTTCATCTAATGAAGTTAGACAAATTGTTGGGCGTAAACCATCTAAAGATCCTAGAGCTGATGAATTAGTTAATAGCAATATTTCACAATCAAAAGATAGATTTCAACAAACAAAATCTAATAATGAGATATCAGATGGTACTGTAGAATTTAATCCAAATTACAAGAAGGAGGAAGAGTAACATGAATTATGATTTTAGTGGCTGGGCTACAAAAAATGATATAGAATGTTCAGATGGTAGAGTTATCAAGAAAGATGCCTTTAAACAAAATGATGGACAAAAAGTACCATTAGTTTGGAATCATCAACACGATGATCCTAATGAGGTTTTAGGTCATGCTTTACTTGAAAATCGTGATGAAGGTGTTTATGCTTATTGCAAATTTAATGACACTGAATCAGGAAAAACAGCTAAAGCTTTAGTTGTTAATGGTGATGTAGATAAATTATCTATTTATGCCAATCGTTTAAAAACTAATCTAAACGATGTTGTACATGGATGTATAAGAGAAGTTAGTTTAGTTTTAGCAGGAGCCAATCCTGGAGCATTCATTGACTCTATAATATCACATAGTGAAGATGGAGAAGATGAAGAAGAAGGCGTTATTTATACTGATGAACAAATCAGTTTAAATATAGAAGACGATTCTGAAGGGAAAGGTGGTGAAAAAGAAATGAAAGAAAACGTTGAAACAGAAAATACTTCTGAAGAAACAAAATCCGAAGAAATAAAAGAGGAAGAAACAAAAACAGAAGAAACAAAAACAGAAGAAACTGTTGAAAACGAAAAATCGTCTGATGAAAATCAAAATGAAGTCGATAATGATTCTAAAGATAATTCTGAACAAGAAACATCTAGTGATGAAGACGATAAAGAAATTTCACATTCCGATGATAAAACAATCGGAGAAATTTTCAGCACTATTAAACCAGAAGATCAAGATTTGATTTATGTAATAGTAGGTGAAATTGAAAAAAATGGTAAAGTTTCTACTGATAAGAAGGTTGTTAATGATTTATTAAATAGATTAAATGAAGAACAACAACAAGCATTTTATGCTTTAGTAGGAAGCGTTACTGAAAATAATAATGAAAGAGAGGAAAAAAATAATATGAAACATAATGTATTTGAAAATGATAATGAACAAAACGCATTAGCACACTCAGAATTTATTGCAAGTTCTATAGCTGATGCTAAAAAATATGGATCTATGAAAGATAGTTTCATGGCTCATGCTGAAGCTGAAGGCCTTGATTGGGGAGAAGCTAACGATTATTCATATCTTTTTCCAGATGCTAAAAATATAGATAAAGAACCTAGAATGGTTGAAAATGATGATAGCTGGGCTGGAAAAGTTATGTCAGGAGTTAAACATTCACCTTTTTCAAGAGTTAAAAACACTTTAGGAAAAATGGATGAAACTACAGGTAGAGCTAAAGGTTATATAAAAGGAACTAAGAAAGTTAATATACAAATAGCTTTATTAAACCGTGTAACTACTCCAACAACTGTATATATTAAAAATGATATCGATAGAGATGATTTAATAGATATTACAGATATCGATGTTGTTGCATGGCAAAAGAAAGAAATGCGTAAAGCTTTAAACAGAGAATTAGCACAAGCTATTTTAATTGGTGATGGCAGAGACATTTCAGATAGCAATAAAATTAATGAACAAAATATCAGACCAATAGTTTCAGATGATGATATGTATACTATTAAATACACTGTAACTGATGGTAGAGATTATAATAATGATAACAATAGTCATTCAGAAAATGACTCATTAGCTAAAGGTATAATCAGAGCAGCTCTTAAAGCACGTAAAAATTATAAAGGATCTGGTAATCCAACATTCTTTACTACAGAAGATGTATTAACAGATTTATTATTAATCGAAGATCAAAATGGTAGAGTAATTTATGATTCAATTGATAAATTAGCTACAGCATTAAGAGTTAAAGAAATAGTTACTGTAACTGAAATGGAAAGATTAACTGATACTTATGGTATAATTGTTAATCTATCAGATTATACTGCAGGTGCTGATAAAGGTGGAGAAATCAATTTATTCGACGATTTCGATATTGATTACAACCAAATGAAATATTTAATGGAAACTAGAATGTCAGGTGCATTAGTTCAACCATATTCAGCAATAGTATTAAAAGCAGAAGGAAATGAAGTTAATCCTCAAGGATAATAAGGAGGTATAAAATATGCCAAAAATTTATTACGAAAGAGCCAAAGATGTAAATGTTGGTAGTATAATATTAAATATTAATAATGATTTTAAACCATTTGATTCTCCAACAGTTTACGATTTAGATGATGTTAACAAAACACCATATGGCTATAAAGAATTAAGTCAATTATTTTATACAAATAAAATACTTTTATTAGTTGGAGAAAATAACACATTAGTTAGACCTAGTTCGATATCAGAATCAACTGGAACTGATCCTAATAGTGGAAAAGAAGTAGAATATTGTTCTATATATTATACTTATGATGGAAGTGAAAATATAGTAACATCTTATGATACTTATATTGAAGAACCATTTATCACAACTGATGTAGAAATAGCTTCTGATTTAGATTTGTTTGGAAAATTTGTAAATGATTTACAAGATAATATAACTATAGAAAATAATAAAATAATCGGAACATTAAAATATGTATCTGATTATACAGGATTTAGTTCAGATGTATCTTTACAATCAGGAAATTATCTAGCTATACATAATACTTCTAATTTCTCAGATCCAATATATGTAGAATTACTTAATGGTATATCAGGACCTGTTCAATTAGATCCTGATGGAATAATTGTATTAAAAATAGCTGATAAAAATACTCAAATAGTTAGAGTTACTTCTGGTGATTTAACTTATGATTATGTATTAACAGATTTAGTTATAGAAGAAGCTCAATAAAAGGAGGAATTTGAATGGCAAAATATTCTGGAAAAATAGGTTTTTATGAAACTGTTGAAACTTCTCCTGGAATATGGGAAGAGCAAATAGTTGAAAAAAAATATATTGGTGATATTGTTAAGAATTTTAAACGATATCAAAACGTTGGTGAAATATCCGATAATATATCTCTATCAAACAATATATCAATAATAGCAGATATGTATGCCTATTCTAATTTCAATAAAATAAAATATATAACTTATCTTGGAACTAAATGGAAAGTTGATTCCATAGAAGTTGAAAGACCTAGGTTAATATTAAGTATTGGTGGTGTATATAATGAGTGATAGACGTTTAGAACTTCAAACATTATTGGAAGAACTATTAGGTAGTAGACATGTATATTATCAACCACCAGAAAATCTTAAAATGGAATATCCATGTATAAGATATAAAAAAAATGATATAAGTAGTACACATGGTGATAATATTAAATATTTAAAACATGTTAGTTATGAACTTATAATAATTGATAAAAAACCGGACAATGACGTCATAGGAAAAATATTGGAATTACCAATGACTTCTTATGAACGTCATTATGTGTCCGATAATTTAAATCATGATGTAATAATCATATTTTTTTAGAAGGAGGAAAATTTTATGGCAAAATTACAATGGGATCAAACAGGTGAAAGATTCTATGAAACAGGTGTCAGCAAAGGTGTTTTATATCCAGTAACAGATGGAGCTTATGGTAAAGGTGTTGCTTGGAATGGTTTAACTAATGTAAATGAATCACCAGAAGGCGCTGAAGCTACTGCATTATATGCAGATAATATTAAATATTTAAATTTAATTTCTAATGAAACATTCAAAGCTACTATTGAAGCATATACATATCCAGATGAATTCGCTGAATGTAATGGTGAAATAGCTATTGCTACAGGTGTTATTGTTGGTCAACAAAAACGTAAAACTTTTGGTTTCTCTTATCAAACTAAAATTGGAAACGATGTTGATACAGATTTAGGATATAAAATCCATTTAGTATACGGTGGTGTTGCTGCTCCATCTCAAAAAGGTTACAATACTGTTAATGATAGTCCAGAAGCTATCACATTCTCATGGGATGTATCTACTACACCAGTAGAAGTACCAGGAATGAAACCAACAGCATTATTAACTATTGATTCAACTAAAGTTGATGCAGATAAATTAGCTGCATTAGAAGCTGTATTATATGGTGATAATAGTAATGATCCAAGATTACCATTACCAGCTGAAGTTGCTGAAATTATAACTGGCAAAACAGTTTCATCTATAACTATAACTACAGAACCAACTAAAACTTCATATACTGAAGGTGAAACATTCGATTCTACAGGTATGGTTGTAACAGCTACTTATGCTGATACTACTTCAGCTGCTGTAACTAATTATACAGTAACTCCAAGTGGAGCATTAGCTACTACTGATACTGCAGTTACAGTAAGCTATACTAGTGGTGGAGCTACTAAAACAGCTACTCAAGCTATAACAGTTACAGCTGCACAAGGATAATAAACAATTTAAATTATTAAATAAATAAAAAAATGCATAAATAAAATCAAAATGGAGTTGAAAAGTTTCTCATTTGTCTTTTCAGCTCCTTTTATTTTAATTTTTATTATGAAAGGAATGAACGATTATGTTAAAAAAAACTATAAAATATACAGATTATAATGGGGAAGTAAGAGAAGAGGATTTCTTCTTTAATTTATCAAAAGCAGAACTTACAGAAATGCAATTAAGCGTTGATGGTGGTATGACTGAATTTGTTGAAAAAATAATTAAAACAAGAAATACTCCAGAATTAATGGAATTATTTAAGAAAATAATTTTAAAATCATATGGTGAAAAAAGTTTAGATGGTAAAAGATTTATTAAAATCGATGAAAATGGAAAACCATTATCAATAGGATTTTCACAAACTGAAGCTTATTCTGAATTATATATGGAATTAGCTACAGATTCTAAAGCTGCTGCAGCTTTTATTAATGGTGTAGTACCTGGAGATTTAGCTACACAATTAAATGATGAACAACATAAAAAAGAATTAGTTGAAAAAATGTTTGGATCTAATTCTGATTTAGCAAAAAATTTAGAATTAGAAACTGAAGAAAAAAAAGAAACTAAAAAAGAAGAAAAATAATTAAATAGGTTGATGATAACTTATGTTACAAATAATTGTACCATCAAGAGAATTATTTAATGAAAAAACACAAGAATTTTTTTATTCTAAAGAATATATATTGCAATTAGAGCATTCTTTAGTTTCAATATCTAAATGGGAATCTAAATATAAGAAACCGTTTATTAGTAGAGATCAAAAAACTTTAGAAGAAACATTATATTATGTTAAATGCATGACAATAACACAAAATATTCCTGAAGAAGTATATGAGTATTTATCACAAGAAAATTTAAATTCCATAAATTCTTATATAGAAGATAGTATGACAGCTACAACTTTTTCAAAAAACCAAAGTGGTTCTAGTAGAGAAATAGTAACTTCAGAATTAATTTATTATTGGATGATTTCTCAAGGAGTTCCGATGGAATGTCAAAGATGGCATTTGAATAGACTATTAACTTTAATACGAATTTGTAGTATAAAAAATAGTGATCAAAAGCCAATGAGTAAACGAGATTTAATAAATAGAAATTCAGCATTAAATGCTATGAGAAGGAAACAGTTAAATTCCAAAGGATAATAAAAGTTAGCTTTCATGCTAACTTAAAGAAGTGTATTATTACAGTGCTCTTTTCGAAATAACCTAGTTTTAGAGCACAACCTTTCTTTTTTTTTTATAAATGTTTACTGCTACATATAACATACACCTTATATTATTAAAGTATACCAATCAATCGTAATAATATGCTTCTCTAAATTAGTATGAAAGGATGATTTTTAAATGATTGAAATACATACTAAAGGTGATTTTAATAAATTAAATAATTTTTTAGAAAAAGCTTTAGAAAAATTTAATATTGGAAAATTAAATAGATATGCTGAAGAAGGACTGAATGCTTTAAGAGCATATACACCTAGAGATACAGGAAAAACAGCAGAATCTTGGTCATATGAAATAAAAAGAGAAAACGATACAGTATCAATCGTTTATAATAATTCTAATATAAATAATTATGTTCCTATAGCTATAATATTACAATATGGTCATGCTACAAGAAATGGTGGATGGGTTGAAGGAATTGATTATATTAATCCAGCATTAATCCCAATATTTAATAATTTAATAGAAGATATATGGGAAGAAATAGTTATATCATATAGATAAGGAGGTAATATATTATGGCAACTTCTATAGAACAAAAAATAGTTCAGTTAAAATTTGATAATAGAGATTTTGAGAAGAATACTAAACAAACAATGTCAACTTTGGATAAATTAAAATCTAAATTAAGTTTTAAAGATTCTGGAAAAAATCTAGAAAATGGAATGGTAACTGCTATTGAAACTGTAAATAAAAAATTCAGTATAATGGAAATTGTTGGCGTCACAGCTTTAGTTAATATAGCAAATTCTGCTGTCGAAACTGGAAAAACAATAATTAAAGCATTAACAGTAGATCAAGTATGGTCTGGTTGGGAAAAGATGGGTAAACAAATAACATCTGTTCAAACATTAGTAAACTCAACTGGTAAAAGTGTTGAAGAAATAGAAAAATATTTGGATGAATTACAATGGTATTCAGATGAAACTAGTTATAGCTTTACAGAAATGGCAGATGCTATGGCATCAATGTCTGTAACTGGCGGTGATCTTGATAAATTATTACCTACTATAACAGGTATTGCAAATGCTACCGCTTTTGCAGGTAAGGGTGCTGCAGAATTTCAGAGAACAATATATAATTTAACACAATCATATCAATCAGGATATTTACAAGCTAGAGATTGGATGTCATTACAACAAGCTGGAACTTCTTCTAAGCAATTAATAGAAGCTTTAATTGCTTCTGGTGAAGAACTTGGAAAAATTAAAAAAGGACAAGTAACTCAACAAAATTTTACAGGCACATTAAAAGATAAATGGGCAACTACTGATGTTATCGAAAGTGCATTTTCTAAATTTTCAGCATTATCGAATAGAGTATATAAAGAAGTGTTGAAAGGCACTGATGAAACTGCTTCTGAAATAATAGAAAGATTAATATCGACAGAAAACGAATTTTCTAATTTATCTATAAGAGCTTTTAAATCAGCCCAAGAAGCTAAAACATTATCAGAATCTTTAAACGCAACAGCAGATGCTGTTAGTTCTGCTTGGATGAGAATGTTTAAGGATATATTTGGTAATTATACTCAACAAAAAGATATATGGACAGATTTAGCTAATTTTTTATATGATGGTTTAGTAGAACCTTTAAATAAAATAGAATATAAAATAAAATATGCTTTTAATTTTAAATTACCATTGTTTGATAAATTAAATAAATTATCAGAATTTAATAATGAAACAACTGCTACATTAAAAACATTAGAAGAATATCAAAAAGTTGTAAGTAGAGTATGGCGTGGTGATTATAATAATGTTGGTGATAATCCTGATAGATTTTATTTATTAAGAAAAGAAGGATATAACGCTAGCGTTGTTCAAAATTTAGTAAATTATGGTTATAAACATAAAATAACAATAGATGAAGTAATTAAAGCTGAAAATAAACATATGACAGCTTCTGAAAGAGAAATAATAGAAGAAAAGAAAAAACAAATAGAATTAGAAAAAACAACAAAAACATATGATGGATTGTTGGATAGATATAGAGATTATTCTAGAGAACAATTAATAGCACTAGGACTTTCAGAAGAAGATGTTGACACTTTTGAAATATTACAAGAGGCAGCTAAAAAATATGGAATGACAATAGATTCATTATATGAAAAAATGTCTGAAGGAAATGCTCATGATTTATTATTTGGAAGAGCTAAAAAAGATAAAGATGGCAATTATTTACTAGATAAAGAAACTGGCGAAAGAATATATGAAGTTACAGGAGCTTTTCAATATCTTGGAAACATATTAACTTCTATATTTGTGGCAATAAAAGAAGCATGGAAATCCGTATTTCCAGAAAAAACATGGGTTACAATTTTATTTAATGTTAGTAAATTGCGTGATTTTTTAGCTGGTATATCTAACGCATTAGATGATGTTGAAGATGGTTTAGATGAAAATGGCGAAAAAATATATAAACATAATAAAACTGTTCAAAATATTGTCGATACACTTAGAGGTTTATTTTCAATATTAAAATTAATAAAAACATTTGTTGGCGGAGCATTTACTATAGTATGGACTGTGTTTAAAACAGTATTAGAAACTTTTGGTTTAACTATTTTAGATTTTACAGGAATGCTTGGTAATATGATAGCTACGTTTACTGATTTTGTAACCAAAAATGAATTCATATTAAAAGGTATAAAAAAAGTAACAATAGCTATAACTAATTTTATAAGAAATATTTATAGTTCATTATATAATTGGATATCAATGAATGGTGTGTTTGAAAAAATAAAAAATACATTTATAACAATGTATAACGCAATAAAAGGATTTATACAAGGATTTAAAGGAAAAGAACTTAAAGATATTCCTAAATACATAGCAGAAAATTTTATAAACGTTGGTAAATGGATATTTGAAGGTCTTAAAAATGGTATTTCTAATAATGCTAGTAAAATAATTGATGTCGTTAAAACTGTAGCATTATCTATAATACAAGTATTTAAAGATATATTTCAAATACATTCACCATCAAAAACAATGTTTGATATAGCAAGTAATATTATATTTGGTTTAATAGATGGCATTAAATCAGCTGCTGGAACATTGTTTGAAATAATAAAAGCATTAGATCAAAAAATATTGGAATTAATTAAAAATTTCGATATAGGTTCATTTATTACAATAGCTCTTACTAGTTTAACAGCTATAATAACTTTGAAAACTGTAAAAATAGTAAATGATATTGTTAAAATAATAGGTGGTTTTGCAGATGCTGTATCTGATGTTATCAGAGCAGCTGCTGGTTTAATGAACGCTGTTAAAGTAAAAATATATGTAAGTATTATTCAAGATATTGTTAAAAGTATAGTACTAATTGTCGGTGCTATTGCTTTATTATCTGCTTTAGATAAAGAAAAAGTACAATTTGCTGTAGGAGTAATTGGTGTTATATTTGGAGGAATGGTTGTATTATTTGGTCTTTTAATAGCTTTATCTGTTATAATAAATAAAACCAATACTTCAATAAAAGACATGGGTACTATGTTTGCTGGAATAGCTGGTATATTATTAGCCATTAGTGCTAGTTTATATTTAGTATCATTAGCTATGAAAAATATAGATAAAGTTGAAAATTGGTACGCACCACTTATAGCATTTGGTGTATTTATAGTTATAGTAGTTGGCGTGTTAGCCGCTATGGTACTTTTATCAAAATATGGTTCATCTAAGAAAGTAATTGTACAATCATCTGGATTAATTTTAGCTATAGCCGCATTAATGTTAATAATGGGTCATGTTATTAAGAAAATTGGTAGATTATCAACAAGAGATTTTGAACAAGGAATGTTAGGTTTAAAACGTTGTTTTATAATGATTGAAGTGTTATTATTATCAATGATTCCGCTTACAAAATTTTCAAATGGAAAAGTTATAAAATCAGCATCATTATTACTTTTATCTTTTGGTGCAATGTTCTTATTATTTAGTATGGCATTAAAGAAAATGGGAAAATTATCAACAAGAGATTTTCAACAAGGAATCGCAGGTATAGGCGCTTGTTTAGGAATGTTAATTGGTCTTTTAGTAATGTTAAAAACATTAGATGTTAAAAGTAAATCTGGTAAATCATCATTTAAAAATGTATCTGATATTTTGTTAAAAGTAGCAGGAGCAATATTAATATTATCACTTGCTGTTAAAATATTAGGTTCAATGAAACTTGGAGTAATGATTCAAGGTATAGTTGGTGTCACATTATTATTAGCAGCGATTGGTGGTTTAATAGTTGGTTTAAATAAACTTATATCAAAAGATAGTAAAAATGTAGGAAAAGCTGCAGCTATAATATTGGCAATAGCAGCTGCTATAACTATTTTATCATTATCTGTTAAAATATTAGGCTCTATGAAAATAGGAGATTTCTTACAAGGTATAATTGGTATAGGCGTTATAATGATAATGCTAAAAATAGTATTAGATTCTGCTAGTAAATTAAATCCTAAAGCATTGGGTGTTATTATATCAATTATTGGAACTATAATATTATTAATAACTTCAGTAATAATATTAGCACATATGGATTTAGCTAGAACTGTAATAGCTGTTGGTGAATTAACGATATTAATGCTTGCATTATCGTTATTATTAAAAGCAGTTTCAAAATTATCTGAAACTAATTCTAAAAATGTTTTAAAAACAATTGGTCAAATGGTATTAATATTAGGTGTATTAGTTGGTGCTGTATGGTTATTAAGCACTTTTGATGCAACAAAAGCATTACCAAACGCATTAGCTTGTGCTGTATTATTAATTGCTATAACATCATCATTATTTATAATATCAAAAGTTAATAATATTGGTAATATATCATCTTCACTAATAACAATGTTAGCTATAATAGCTTTAATTGGTGGAATAGCATTTGTTTTAGCTAGTATGTCAAATACTCAAAATGCAGTTACAAATGCAACCGCATTATCTATAGTATTAAGTGCTATGACTCTAGTTTTATTGGGTTTAACAGCTATATCTAAAATGAAAATAAATTTTGCTAGTTTATTTAAAACTTTAGGTGCCTTAGCAATATTATTAGCATCAATAGTTGTAATAGCTTTAGTATTAAATGGTATTAAAGATGTATCATTAAATATACCAGTAGTAATAGCAATAGGTGCTTTGTTAGGATATTTAACTTTATTACTAATACCTTTAACTTTAATAGGAACTGATGGACCAGCTGGATTAATAGGTGCTGGTATATTATTAGCATTTGTTGTCGCTTTAGCAGCCGTTATTTGGGCTATAGGTGAATTTTCAAATGATAGTGTATTAAAAGCATTAGATATGGGTGGAAAAGTACTAGTAAAATTAGCAGAAATATTAACTGAAATTGTTGGTACTGTAATTAAAGGAATAGCAAAAGCTATAATGTCAATATTACCAGCTCTTGGTGAATCATTAAGTGATTTTGCAATAGCTTTAATGCCATTTATAACAATAATGAGTTCTATACCTAGAAGTTTATTAAATGGCGTCACAACATTAACATTAGCTATATTAGAATTAACTTTTGCATCATTCATTAATGGTATAAATAGATTATTATCTATAATAACTTTTGGTGGAGATAATCCATTATGGAGATTAGGTAAAAATTTAAGTGATTTTGCATTAGCATCAAAAGAATTTATAGAAATATGTCAAACTATACCAGAAAATGGAGCAAATGCTATAAAAACATTAAGCGATGCTATAATGACAATAACTAAAGCCGCATTATTGGATAGAATATCAAGTTTCTTATCATTCGGTGGTTCTAATAGTTTAGCAAAATTTGCATCACAATTGCAAACATTAGGTAAAGGTTTAGCTAATTTTACAAAAGAAGTAAAAGATTTAAAATCTAAGGATGTTGAAACATCAGAACATGCTGCTAATATAATAAAAATATTAGCCGATGCATCAAATCAACTTCCTAAATCTGGAGGTTTATTCTCTGTATTTACAGGAAATAGACAAGATTTAAAAGATTTCGCAAATAACATACCAGATGTTGCTGATGGAGTTTCTGGATTTGTTTCTAAATTAAAAGGTAAAATAGATAGCAAATCTGTAAGTCTTGCAGAAACAGCATCTAATATATTAAAGAATTTAGCAGATGTTGCAAAAGATATGCCAAAAAATGGAGGTTTATTCTCAGCATTCACAGGTAATAAACAAGGATTAGATGATTTTGCAAAAACGATGCCAGAAGTTGGAAAATCAGTATCTGAATTTATTAAGAATTTGAAAATTAATGGTAAAGATTTCTCTGATCAAGATATAAAAAATGTAGATACTGTTGTTAGAGTAATGGAATCTTTTGTTAATTTATTCACAGCAACAAAATCATTATTATCTGAAACAGAAACAACAAAAATAGAAACTAGTGGATATAAAGATGGTTTCCTTCAAAAATTAAAGAAAATATTTTGGGGTGGTGACGATACTCATAGCAGTTATAAAGAAGTATCAAAAAGTGCAGATATAGAAGGCGTTAAAACATTTGTAACAGATATATCAACTATGATTACAAATTTAGCTCCATATATAAAATCATTTATAGAAACTGTATCTGAATCATTTGGCGATGATGAAAAAGCATATGAAAAAGTAACAGTTATGGTATCTGTATTAGAAGCCATAACATCTTTTGCTGAATCATTACAACCTAGCAAATTTAGTTCTTTACAAACTATATTTACGAATACTGGTGTATATGATGATTTAAAATCATTTATAGAATGGCTTCCAAATTTAGCAGAATCACTTAAAGGATTTACTGAAAAATGTAAAAATCTTACATATGATAAAACTAAAACAACAGATGTATTATCGTTTATAGATACTATAGCAAGTATTATTGAAAAAATATCAAATATAGATTATAGTACATTAATATTAAAGATAGGTTTTGGATATGTAATATCTGCAATTAATTCTATATTAAAAAATCAAGTAAAGAGTTTATTAGAAACTATTAAAACTATAAACAATGAAGATGTTAATAAAACTAAAGTTGTTATGGATAATGTGTTTGGTACTATAGTAACATTATTTGAAAGACTTTCTGGAATAAATAATGTTTTAGTATCAGCAACTGCTTTGGCTAGTATCTCTAAATCATTACCTACAATTGGAAAATCTTTATCCGATTTTATATCAGATGTTGCAAGTACAAAAGATGAAGATATAACAAGTGCGAAAACAAAAATATCAGATATATTTGATATTATTGTTAAAACATTTGACACATTATCAACTGATAGAATAGCGACTATGACGTCTAGTTTAATCAAAATGATTGCTGATTCATTAAAAGGCGTTATTGAAAATGTAGATTTATTTAATAACATAGTAAAAGCTGGTGATTATTTAATAACAACATTTACAGATTCAGTAAATAGTAATGATAATAAAAATAAATTAAACAATAAAATAACAGAAATGGCTAATAATGCTGTAACTTATTTAAAAAATGCATTAAAAATAAATTCGCCATCTAAAGAAACTGAGGAATTAGGTAGTTATTTCGTAGATGGATTTATATTAGGTATTAAGAAGAAATTAGATGCTTCAGTAAAAGAAGTTGTTGATTTTGGTAAGAAACAAAACGAAGCATTAAAATCTTCATTATTAAATACTGGTATGTTAGCAGATTCTGATATGACAATTCAACCAACTATAAAACCTATAGTTGATTTAACAAATGTTAATGAAGCAAGTAATTCTATAAATAGTTTATTATCTAATAAATTAATACCAGCAAATCTTCAAGTTAGTAGTATTAGTTCTGGAATAAATAATATAAATTCTAATAAAAATAATAATATGCTTTATAATGCTATAGATAAATTAGGTGATAAATTTAGTAATACACCTACAAATACATATAATATAGGCGGTATAACTTATGATAGTGACACTGCTGTTGGTAATGCTATAGATCAATTAATAAGAGCATTAGATGTTGATAGGAGGTCATAATTATGCCTAGAGACGGAAATAAATGGCGTGTTGAAAGAGGAGACTGTTTAGTAAGAATTTCAGAAAGCGTTTATGGAACTTATAAAAAATGGCAAAGTATAGCTAACGCTAATGGTATAAAAACATCAAAACCAACAATATATGTTGGACAATTATTAGTACTTCCAGGTATAACTCCAGATACTGGTCCAGAACCACCAGCACCAAGCCCAAGTACAACCCCACCGCCATCTAATAAAGTAACGATGGTATGGTGGGCACTTGAGGCTGGTGAAGAAAGAACATTATTTGCTAGATGGGAGCATACAAAAGATCATACTGCTGGATATGAGTTAGAAATATATTATGATGTTGGTGATGGAACTGGATGGAGAATACAACAAATTGGAATTACAACAAATCAAAAAGAATATACTGTAAGTGTAAATAATCAAAATGCTAAAAAAGTAAAATTTAGGGTTAAACCTTATTCTGAAGAAAAAAATTCTCAAACACATGAAAAATATTGGACTGATGGTGAATGGGTTGATAATGAATATGATTTTTCTAACAACCCTCCAGGTCAACCAAATCAACCAAATATAGAATTAGAACAAAATAAAACTACATTGACATGTACTATGTTAAATATTAGTCATGATATAAATGCTAACAAAATAGAATTTGAGGTATTTATAGATAATAAAACTAAATATAAAACAGGAACTGCAATAATAAATCAAGAAGGACAATCTGCAGAAATACAATTCGAATTAGATCCAGGAGGATCTTATAGTGTTAGATGTAGAGCTTTAAGAGATACTAATGGTAAACAAATAGTAAGTAATTGGACTGATTTTACATCAGCCGTTAAAACAATTCCATTATCTCCTGAAGAAATTATAGAATTAAGACCAGATTCATATCAAGATCAATACCGTGTATATATAAAATGGTCAGAAGTAAAAAATGTTACAGAATATGTAATACAATATACTCTAGATCCGTCATTATTTGATAATTCGGATACTGGAGTAACTGAAATTACAGTTGATTCACAATATGGTAATTCTTATATAATATCTAATGATATAGATTCTGGAAATGAATATTATTTTAGAGTTGCTGCATCTAATGATACTGGAAGATCTGGTTATACTGAAATAAAATCTGTAATAATAGGATCTGTACCAAATCCTCCAACAACTTGGTCAAATGCATCAAATGCTATAATTGGAGAAGATTTAATATTATATTGGCAACATAATGCAACAGATAATTCTCAAGAAACATTAGCACATGTACATATAGAAATTACTCATGATGGAATAACTGATATATATGATTATATTGTTAGAAATTCTGATAGACCTGAAGAAGAAAGAGATAATCCTAATTATTATATAATAGATACTACAGATCCACATATGATAATAAAAGGATGTACTATAAAATGGAAAGTTCAAACAGCTGGTTTATTGGCAGAATCATATAGTAATTATTCGGTTGAAAGAGAAATATATGTTTATGAACAACCAACAATATCTATTGATATAAAAAATCAAAATGGAGTTAGTGTTGAAGAAATTAATACTTTTCCATTCTATATAGAATTACATTCTGAACCATATGAACAAATACCAATAAGTTATTATATAGAAATTGTAGCAAATCAAGGTTATAGTACAACTGATTCGACAGGAAAA